GAATACGGCATTCTATTACAAGATTAAGAAATGGCTTAACCACGCGGGTTTGCTGCTGGTCGTTTCTAATACTTTTCATTTCTTTCTAAAACTCACGGGTATAGCAAGCTCGTTTTCTCTGCTTCTAAGGTACCTCTGGTGGCTCGATTCAGACTGGTGACCAAGCAGTTTTTTGCTGTCAACACCTTGGTTTTTTGCATCTGTAGCTGACTTTGCTCTGATGTCATGAATCCTTGCGTTATCTACACCCGCATCAGCCGCAGCCTTACGCCACATCACGCCAATGCTGCTGTACGCCCACGGTTTTCCTTTGCGGTTGCTAAATAGCGTCATGCCTTTGATGTTTTTTGAAGTTTTCTTGGCCTCCGCAACCGCTACTCGCAATTCATCAGACCAGGCGACCACCATTTTGTGCCCCGTTTTTTTCTGGCGAAATTGAATGCCGCTTTCGAGTAGGTCTGCGTGGCGAATTGCAATCACATCGCTGATGCGCTGTCCGGTTAGGTAAAGAATATCCATCATGGCTCTGAGCACATGGCTCGCCTTGTCTCTCACTGCCATAAATTCCTGGTCGCTAAGGTATCGGTCACGGGCCTTTGTTTTAAATGGCCTGACATCGCGCACGACATTGCGCTCGACCAGGTTCTCCATGAATCCGTATTCCATGACATTGGATAGAACTGCCCGGTATAGATTCGCTGTGACCGGCTTTTTGCGGTGATGATGCATGAAAGCCAGCACATCCCTGGCGCTGACCTCGTATGGCTCGAATTCCTTAAAAGTCTCGGCAATAACCTTGGCTGCTGATTTATAGACAGGCATCGAGCCCTCTGAAATATCAGAGTCATCTAACCAACGATAGACCAAACCGGGCATTTTGTCGGTTGGCGCTCCAAGCAGTTTTGCATACTCGGTCAGCGCCGCTTTTTTATCTTTGCCAAGGTTGCGCCAGCGGTTGTTTTTGACAAAATAATAGCTGCCGCTTTTAAGATAGACACAAGCGGGGAGATCTCTGTTTTGTTTTCGTGGCCTGTTCATTACCTGGTAGCTCCGACCGGAATACAACAATACTCTTGTCTGACCTGCGGCGATAGGGTATCCCCATCGCGTCAAGTTCTTTAGCCTGGGATGACCTTCGGAGCCTTCCTGTAATCTGAGCCAGCTCTGATTGAGTCAGGATTGGATTCTCTGCCATTTCATTCTCCAAATCTCCCGGCGTATCGGTGATGATGGCCACCGCCGCAGTCTTGCTCTACCTTTTCGGTGGGCTCACCGGAATGGTCGGGTTTGCGCTGGTACTCACACTCGCCGGCGAAGCCGCACGATTTATTTCCAACGATTACAGACCCGCACATGGCACCGGGTCGAATCTGTCCATTGATTGCGCACTTGATCATTTGTTTAGCCTCATATCAGCTGCGATCGCGCTGGGTGTATGCCCAGAAACTTTCAATTCACGGCCATCGGCCAAACAAATTACTGATATGTCTTCGTTTCCATGACCGCAACAACTCATTTTCGTTTCAATGTTTGCGGCATTTAGCGCAGCCACAATATCAGCAATACAATAATCAATGCCTTGCATTCTTCCGTTTAGAGGCATGGGAACCTGACATTCATACGTGCCAATATCACAGCACTTTTTTGGTTTTATACTCATTTTTCTTCTCCATTAAATCAAGCACCCATAGCGCAGTCAGACACACGATAATTTCGATGTCATATAGCGTATCTAAAATAGGTTCTTTGGCATCCCATCCAAGAAACATCGCTTTTATAATCAATGCTACTAATGTGATTTTTAAGAATATGCTTAATATCTTGTCAATCACTTGTTCAACTCCCGGTCAGCGGCAATGACGGCACGGGCCTCATCAAGTCTGGTTCTACTTATCGGCAAAGCCGCGAGTGCGTTCAAAATCTCTTCCGGTGTCAGGTCTTTTGTACGGACAGGGGCGGCGTAGACAGGAACAAAATGTTCTTTGTGTTTATGTTCGTAGATAATATTGCCGTTATAGTCCCCATCATACTGCTTGGCTGTGTAGCCAATCGGCTCCTGCTTCACGGGTTCAATTATCGGTTTGCCGGCGTTGGCAAAGGCATCAAAACCTGCACGAAATACATTTCGACGATCTAACGTATCAATCTGTGGTCTTGCATTGAAGTATTCGCGCTCTGCTTTATTCCGCCGCAACTCGTGAGCCACCGGCTCCTGCTCCGTTTGGTTGGTATGTAAGCCAGCCAAGTTGGTAGGTAAGCCGGTTAAGTTGGTAGATAACGGCACCTGCTTCACAGGTTCAACGGGGGCGGCGTAGAGTGGCGTTAGGTCAATGAAATCGCCTGATGCTTGTGTTTCTACTGGAGGTTTACAAACGTCAACATACGTCTTGATTGCACGATGTTTTCCATGCGCTGTAATTGCCCATCCATGCATCCTCCACAACCACGCCACCGGCCCCATTCGCTCGCTATCGCTGCGCTGCTCTGCTTGTTCGGCTAACGCTTCAACGAGGTCTTTCAGAACATCGTGGTATTCGGGCAACTGTGCTGATAGCCACGCAACTGCGCGCCGTGCGGCCTGTTCTAGTTTGGTCATTTCACCACCTCGAATTCGATCACCCAGACCCACGGGTTTGCTTCCCACGATCCGGCGCCATTGATTGATTGCCAAAGATCCCGGTATTCAGCGACGGCGACACCATTGTCAGGCAGCCTACTGCGCACACCCTCTGCTACTGCGTCAGATCCGCTGATGTCCCGCAACCGCTCCACGCGCACACCGGTCACTTCAAGCGTGATGCGCGATGCCCAGCGCGGCATGTGAATGGATGGATTCCATTTCTTCTTTTCTCCGATTGCGTCTCCAAGACGGTCGCCATGCCGATAGGTGGCCGCATAGTCGTAACAGATTGGCTTGCCACAGTTGTAGAGCGGATCTTGTGGGTATATCGGTTGAAACGTCTCACGCACCCAGAGGCGGTCTCCTGGCTTGCCGTATGGGCATACAACATCCCAGTCCATCATTGGTCCCCGTGCAGGGGCACGCCCCGTATTAAAGTGGGCTTTTCCCATAAACACCAGGTTGTGCATTAACCACTCGGGATGATTAACAACCTCTTTTGGCATTTTGATGATGCGTCGCGTCTGCGTCTTCCGGCCTTCGAGAATGGCGCGAACCATCGGGGCACTGAATAGGATTGGGCGTTCTTTCATACAGCGCCTCCGGTTGCTATGTGATCAGCAGCCTTTGCCAAAAAGGCTGGAATGAATTTATCTACAGTTTGCTCACATTGTTTAGCTTCGGCCTTGAGAGCCGCATAGGCAATGCAATCCTCGGCGCTGTCCTGGTGATAGCCTGGCCGCTGCCATAGCCGCACGTCTTTGAGGATCTGCAGCAAAAGCCAGCCTTCGGCCTCGGTCAGATCGCGCCCGGTGATGCTGTTAAATGCGGCTACCGCACGGCCCATGGACCGCTCGCCATCTGGCTTGTCGTATTGCTTGCCACGCTCGGCCATGATGGCCGATGCCTTCGATAGCAGTTCTGGTGCGGTATGTTTCATGTATGTAGTCATTCTGTCTCCGTTAGGCCATACTGGTGCGGTGTTTGAAACGGACTTGTTATGGCAACGATTGTTAAAATTCCCGATGACGAACTAAACGATTTCTTTAGCGAAGCCATGAAGCTTGGCTTTTTGCCAAAACAATTCATGGCGATAGCAAGCGAGTCGGTGCCTGTAGAACCCGGTCCAATAACCCGTGTCGTAGTCGTTACTAGACAACAAAACAATGGCTCAAAGCACCGGTACCAATACATAGGAGCGACCTGGGTCATCGATGCAATTAGCGATCTAAAAAGCGGGAGTTTTGGTAAGCCGTAACGCATGGTTATCCCTGCAGCCGATGAATTCTTGTAACAACCGGTTGCGGCCCAGTGGCCTCCAGTTGCTTAGGCTGGCTTACTTCGATGAATTCGCTGGTGACTTTTCCGCCGGCCTTGAGGTAGTCAATTTCAACCTTGGCGGTGTTAATGATGTTCTGGCTGAGGTCTGCTACGGCACGCGCTTTTTCAACGCTTACGGTGCCGTCTTTCACGCCCTGTAGGGTTTCAAACAGGGTTTTACGCAGATCGTTGATGTTTTGGCTCATGGCCTTTCTCCAATTTGTTTATTTGGCGTGTGATTGCGCCGCGTAGCTGCACCACCTTGGCAACTTCCGGGCCGTACTGGTGATAACTGTTCCGGCGCATGTTTTCCTGACGGCTGATGCACTCAAGGTTTTCAATACAGATATTCGAGTGGTTACCGTCTTTGAAAACCACGATATGCCCCGGCGGTATGCTGTAACCGGCATCAAGCCATACAAGGCGGTGCACAGGCTGGTAGTCAATACGAGTCACGCCGGTATCGCTGATCTTTCGCTCCAGGATGCCGTCACGCGTAATTCGCTCATGGCCGATTGGATTCCAGGTATGTGGACGTTGGCCTTTTTTGAAGCGCGTCTCAATGCTCCGTCCACCGGATACAAAGTGCGTTCCCTTATTCCATGGCTTCAAGCCTTTTTGAAATTGGCAGCGTCGACCACCATGATTCGGGTTTTGCATGGCCTCAGATGCCAACCTGGCTACTAGACCTGGTGATTTTTTAAGGCCGAGTTTTTCAGCACGGTAGTACAGGCTGCTTTTTGTTTTACCAGGGAGAAATGCCAAAATGTCTGCGGTCCGGTTATCCGGGTACAAATAGGCCAGAACAGCATCCTCTTTATGCGTCCAGAATGTGCGGGTCATTCTTCGCCTCCAATTGCTTTGGCGATGGCTTCGAAACACTGCCGCTCAATGCCGTATCCAGCAGGAACAAACTCAATCGCCTTTTGCAGCGCCGCCAGTAGATCAGGCGCGGCGGAGATCAGCGCGGCGTTTGCTTCAAGTAATGCGTCCGTCGTAAACCCAGTGACCGTCACAAGCGCAACAGTATTTCCTTTGCTGTCATTGATTGCTACCCATGCGGCTGTCCGTGCCGTTTCGTGATCTGCTGACCATTCAGTTGTCGGGTATTCGCCGCCAACCTTGCCGAGCCACGGCCCTGGTGTGTATTTTGTGTTCATGCCGCCGCCCATTCGATATATCTATGTCGCTCTACTCGGACGCGCTTTGTACCGTTGTGTACCTTTCCGCACCAGTTGCATGTGCGTGTCAGGCAGTCATCGCTGAATGTGAAGCGTTGCTTATCGTCCACCATGGCCATACGATGCAGTAGATCCCAGGCCCAACGACCTGACCGGCCGTACTCTTCCCAGAACCGATCAGTAATCTCGCGCATCTTGAATTGCGGGCCGTAGGCGAATGTCGATCCATGAACGCCTCGGTCACCGCGAATGATGCTGCCGAGCGTACGGCCGCTGATAAACCCATCAGAATCACCTCGGCCTATGACGATTTCATTGGGAACCCAGTAGTCACGGAAATCGTCGCCATCGATTATGTTGCGCTTCTGAAAAACCTGCATATAGCGCCGCTCATTCGCCTTCTTACTGGTTAGCCAGCGATATAAAAGCGGGCTGAATTTTCCAGTTCCATCCGGCTTGAATCTATCGAAGTTCACATTGCCTCCTTGGCATCTGCCGATTCAATGGCTTTGCGCATGAGCCCATAGGTGCGTTCAGAACGACCTCCTTTTGTCCAGCCAAGCCCAACTTCGTCTAGATGCGATCGTTCAATCTCTTCCCAGTTGGCAATCAACGCAGCCCATTGCGGTGACTGGTCGGCCATCTTTGGCATGAGTTTGCGCAGTTCAGGAACTGCGTCGAGCAGTCTTAAGCAACGGTCGAGGTCATCAGGATCACGCGGATATGATGGCCGGCTACCGCCAAGCGCATCAACACCCGTCAGCACCGTGAATATAGTGTTGGAGCTGATGCCGCGCGACCCGCAGGCTAGCCAGTTTGTCGCGGCTACGGACAGCCCAGGAGTCTCTTGGCATTGCGCTGCAAATGCACCGACTTCTAGGCGCTGGCGAAGTTCGGATAAAGCCTCGGGCTGACCGAAAGCAAACGTCGCTCCGGCCATACGCGCAACATTCGGATCAGCCACGGCACCGTCGCCACACACCTTAGAGGAATTTTTGATGAATGTGATCGGCTTTGGCCCATAGCCGAATACCACGACTCCGTTTAGTTCTTTTGCCATACATCGCTCCCTTCGTCTGCGAGTCCATTAGCCCACCTGACCGCCTCAGCCTTGTTGTTGATCTTTACAACTCGGCTGCTCGCAATTGACACCTTTGCAGACAGTGCAATTAGGAACATCGTTGATGCAAAGAAAGTCCACCAACCGCCGCCCTGGCTTTCTGAAAACCAGATGCACAAGGCCAGAAACGCAAAGGTGACAAGATCGCTTGCGAAGCTTTCCCATAGGCGCTCTTTGTAAATCACAATCGTATTTTTCACGCTGCCTCCTTGCTGGCGCTAGTGGCCTCGTCGTATGTCTTCACTCCCCAGGCAATCGCGTAGCAGCACCAGATGAAGTGAAAGGTGTATTCCTCGCTGCTTACTTCCCAGAAGTCGGTGAACTCGAACCCCGGATCGACTTCGCTGGTGAACTCTTGGACGCGCCGATAGGATTCGTGTGCGCCGTCGTCGATGTAGGACAGAACGTCGTCCTCAATCTCGTTCCAAAGCACTGTCTTTGTGGCCTCGTCAGGTTGGTTGTCATCCACCCAATCATCAAAGCGTTGCTTCACGTTGGCTCGGAACCGTTCTTCGGAGAACTCCTCGAATCCGCCATGGCGAGCCACGGCCTGTAGCTTCTCGCCCCAATAGCTCGGGTTGATGCCGAGCGTTGCGCCATCACGCAGCCAGTCGCGGTCGGTGCGGAAGAACTGAAACATGTCTTCCAAGCGGCGGAAGACGTAGGTGCCGCAGTCTCCGTCGATGCAGAGCGTACCAGGCCAGGTGATGAGGTCGAACCAGTAGGAACCTGAATCAGGGCGTTTTAATCGGATGTGGCGATGCACGCCATCGTCGCGCAGCACGGTCATAACGTGCCGATCTACGTCCCCCAGAAATCGGGCCTCGGTGCAGGCGTAGTCTTTCACGCTGCCTCCTTAATCAGATCCTGCTTCTCGAGCTCGATAGCGATCTGTTCGGTGATTGAATGCTTCTTCAAGATGTGCGCTGGCGTGCGCAGGAATACTGCTTTGGTCAGGTCGATCACCGCCCTGGCGCGTTCAATGTCTTCTAGCTCCAGCAAGACGCCGTTTTCCAGTTTCTTGGCCATACGGTTTAACGGGGCAGGGTCGTACTGCACGCCCTGGTCGTCACAGATCCGCTGCCAACACGCTGCCCATCCCATCATGGCTTCGTGAATCTCTGCCCAGACGCCATCGAACAGCATCACGGGGATGCCGCGCACTGACACCACTTCGCCACTGGCAAGGTCATCCAGCGTCTTATAGATCGGGTCGAACAGCTGGTACATATCCGCCAGCGTTGGCAGGTTTTTGTCTGCCCTGATGTGGCGCAGCGGGTTGTATTTGCGCCGTGGTTTTTTGTTCTTAGCCATGATCAGTACGGGATATCGTCGTGCGGCTGGCTGGCATGCGTGGCTTTGTCTTTTTCCATGCGGTCCAGTAGCTTCATCTGGCTGGCTTCAACCTTGGTGCTGTAACGCTCCTGGTTGTTTTTGTCAGTCCAGCGCTCTGTCTTGTTTCGGCCTTCGATGTAGACGAGCGAGCCTTGCTTCAAAAAGTCTCCGGCAATCTCACCCAGGCGGCCGAACAGAACTACCTTGTGCCACTCCGTGGCCTCGTGTTTATCGCCTTTTTTGTCAGTGTAGGTGTCGGTAGTTGCAAGGCTGATATTGCATACGGCCGTGCCACCGGTCGTAAACCGAAGATCCGGGTTTTTACCCACGTACCCGATCAGCTGCACTTTGTTGAGTGACGCCATCAGATCACCTCTTCAGACATGAATAAGCTGGGGTTCAATGCCTCTTGCACGGCTTGCAGCTGGATCAGCGCATCATTCAGCGCATGGTGCTGTGCCCGTAGATTTTTGCTGTAGCCGCGGTCTTCCAGCGTGGTGCGCACGCTACGGGTCTGCCAGTAATGCCAGGGGCAGGGTATATGCGTCAGGTCATAGGCCGTACGCAAAATCACGCAGTCAAAGTCCGGGTCTTTGGCATACACGCGAATCTCGCGGCCATTGGATTCGCTACGGATAAAGTCAGACAGCCAGATCAGCGCGTTATAGACGCTGACAGAACCTTCTGGGTCAAGAATCTCGCGGCGGGCCGCTTCGTGCTGCTCCATCCACCAGCGCACCGTGCCCCAATCCATCTTGAGACCAATGGCCTCGCAGCTGGGTACGTCAACGCGGGTGTAGTGCACGGCGGTCGGCCCGATGCGGTTGGTGTTGAATGACGCACAACCAATGCTCAGGATGATCGAGTCTGGTTTAACACCCAGCGTCTCGATATCCACCATAAAGCGCTGTACGGTCATGTCAGCGCCCCGCAAAGGTGTTTTGCATCCGGTACGCCACTTTGGCATCTTCGGCGCGTACCTGGTCGCGGTAATCCATTTCAGACACGATGCCGTACAGCATCACGACAATGGCCGCAGCCATCCATGGCTTAAGCTTCATCGCTGAGCTCCAATCAATTGAAAGAGGTGCGGGTAACGGGTAATCAGCTGGATCTGCAGCGCATCGATCTTGGCGATGACTTCTTCGTACAAATCCATGTGCCCTTTGGCGCGAAACTTCTTCGCCTGATAGCCCAGGGCAGTGAGCTGGTTGTGTTCCTGACGGCTAAACAACATGAGTATCCCTCCGCGTTAGCAATTGCCTCAGTGATCCACCCGGCCAATCTCTCGGTAAGCCATCAGGGCTTTTTAACGCCGCCCAGCCGGCGTAATGCCACCGGGCAGATCACTGAAGCAACTGCGGTTAGATGCAACTGCTTTTTTGCTCTAACAACTTGGGATTGGGTGCCGTCTTTCCGGCTGTCACCACAGGCGCTGTGCACAGCGCTTTGCATACCATGTCTCCGGCAGGTGGTTCGCCTTTTCATCACCGCATGGCTGAGGGCAAGATCGTCGTTACTACTACTCCGCTTGCATCCATCAACGGGTTTCCCTGTGTAGTATTGGAAAGGTTTTTGTTGGTGGCCGGCGCTGAACTACGGCTTGTGGCACCTCTATGCCGCAAATTGTTTTAGTAAGCCACAGCTGCGACTTGCTGCACATCAGCCTGTGCATTCACTAACAGGAAAAAGAGCGGATCACGTAGCTCGCGTACCGGTTGCCTTGCACCCGTGGTGGCGATCTGTCGGATGACCTTTTCCACGCTACGTTACAGTTTTTCAGTGCCGCGCTCTTTCCTGTTGGCTCTGTCTCTCCAGAGTGTCACCACGATTTACACGCTATTGGCCCCTGTGGTTTCAAGCCGCAATTAAGGAAACGTGCTTCCTGGCCAGCCATATCCGTGACCACGGTTCAGCAGCGCTTACACGCCGCTTCTGGCGAATTCAACCCAATCCCAAGTTGTTAAAGAGCGGTACTGCGTCCACTCGCGTCGGGCTTTGACCTAGGCCTATCGCCGTCTGCTGCCACCTGCCATGAGTCTTTGGCTTGCTAACCCGCCGCGTCGGCTCGTCTCTTGTCGTTGGGTTAGGTGGTGCGGTTTAGTAAATACTAAAGCAAACGATAGCACCATGTCAAGCGTTTACTAAACTTTGTGGCACAATAGATCCCGCAACCTATGACTAGGAAGCGACAGAAGCACGCCTATTGCAGATGGGTAGGGCGAAAGCCCAGTGGATACTCCGGCCGCTGCCTATGGCGGTAAGCCCCACCAGAAAGGAAATCTGCTGATCTGGTGACACCCCGGAAAGACGGGGTCTATACGCATGGCGACTGGCAGGCAATAGCCGTCTCCACAAAACCTCAACAATCTGTAAAATTCGCAACGACAATGAAAACCGCAAAATCAGAATCGACTAACCGTTTGCCTATGTTCGGTACGCCGTTGCGTTATCCTGGCGGAAAAGGTCGTCTTGGTCCGTGGTTGGCCAAGTTAATGCGCCACAACCGTATCAGCGGTGGCTGGTATGCGGAGCCCTATGCTGGCGGGGCCGGCGCGGCAATTTATCTGCTATCAATGGGCTACGTGAATCACATTGTCATTAATGATCTTGATCCGGCAATTCATTCATTCTGGTGGGCAATGCTGAATGAATCGGAAAACATCATCCGTAAGGTAGAAACAACGCCTGTCACGATAGAAGAGTGGCATAAACAGAAATTTGTTCTGTCCAACTTGGACGCATACGATCCAGTAGAGGTTGCTTACGCAACATTCTTTCTCAACCGAACAAACCGATCCGGCATCTTATCGGCAGGCGCAATTGGCGGCAAAGAGCAAAACGGAAATTACAAACTCGATGCCAGGTTCAACCGAGAAGATCTAGTGCGCCGTATCAGGTCGATTGCGAGCCTCAAAAACAACATAAGTCTGTATAACAAAGACGCCGCCGAGTTTATAGGGGATCTGTCAGACATCCTTCCAACAAAAAGCCTTGTCTATCTCGATCCACCGTATTACGTCAAAGGCAGCCAGTTATACAGAAACCACTATGCGCCAGGCGACCATGCTGCAATTGCCTCCATCACACAAAGTCTAAAAACACCATGGTTAGTGACGTATGACAATTGCGGCCCAATTCTTGATCTATACAAAGACTCCAAGTCTGTCGAGTTCTCGCTGCACTACTCAACAGCAATAGCGAGGCCGTTGGCGACAGAAGTTATGTTTTACGGGAATCTTGAATTGCCATCAGATCCGATCATGAGCAGGTCGATCCATCTCCCTAGTTAGACCAGCACGCAACAACATAGCAAGAAATCTGATCCCAGATCGTATTCAGCGTTTGTGCGTTAGGGTGAAAGCTTTTTGTGTGCACGTATTGATGCAGCGTCTCGGCGCTTAATATACTGTCATTGTTTTCAGCAATGGCTTTCACTGCCCGAACCTGTTTATCGTCCAGCTTTTTATTTTGCTCCATATGGGCAATAGCTGCCAATATGTCTTTCTTGAACGAATTTCCCTTTGCAATGCTATTTGCAGATCTGTAATAAGCCGTGCTTTGTTCAACCAATGAGCGCAGCATCATGGAAGCCGCGATAGGCGTCTCTCTTACATTTATTTTTTTGATCTCGGCAACAATGTTCCATGCTTTCGTCTCGGATGCCGGGATAGAAAAACCAGGGTGTTTCCTGATGAAAATACATGGTCTATCCCATGATGGCGTCGTTGGAGAGCTTGGCAACCTAGCGGGCTTCGCCGCTGCTGCGTTCGTCTCGGATTGCGGTTGTGCGATGTCACCGCCTTTGCTACTTACCGATTCATTATCGGAAGTAGACGATGGGGACAAATCATTTTTAGCTTCAGCAACTACAGAGGCAGCGACTATTGTTTGAGCGCTGTCTTCTGGAAATATCTGATCTCTGATTTTTTGCAGATAGGTCTTTTGCTCAGCTATCGAGTACACAGATCCGCTGGTGCCATCGCGTTTTACATGAATAATACCGGCCGCCGCATCTTCAATCAGCCTTTTAGCCAGTTTGGTTGATACAGCCTCATCAATTGATGGCTTTAGTTCGTCATTAACAACTTGAAAACCAATCAGCGCAAGCGTCTCCGTGCTGAGAACGCGTGTTAAAGTCGTGATGGGGAATTCGTCGTCAACAGCAACCCCACGTTCCTCGCACCAGATAACAAGCTGCACAGCTCGCTTATTCGGATCTGGAAGTTTGTTATTTATGTTGAAAAGGGACTTGAGCAACGCGCTCCAGCCGCGTTGGCCAACACCAGCATTTTCGCCCGTATGCTTTCGGTTGATGAACTCAATAATCTTCGCTTCATCTGTGCAAGAAAGGCAGTCAACAGTTGCCAATGGCATTACATTGCTTTCGGCCAATCTCTTAACAAATGCAGACAGCGATGCGTCGAACGATGCAAGCGATGGGTTATTGAGAAGCTTTAGGGCTGTAACCCTTCGGTTTCCGTCGCGAACGATCCACTTGCCATCCTCTCCTGGCGACACAATTATGTGCTCCGGCGATAGACCAGCAGAGACAATATCAGCCATCAGGTTTGTGAAGTTTTGCCGATCACGCGCAATTCGCTGTATGCAGTCGTTTTGATCCGCTCCGTGCCTGATTCTCGGGTTGCCAGTATCAAGCAATAGGTCGGATACGCTGATATTGGCAAGCGTTTTAAATTCTGATCTGCTCATTTTTTTACCTGTGTGACAAACGCGCAAAACTTCCTTTTTCAAACTCTATTCCAGCGCCTAAAAGAAGATTTTCCTTAATGCCAAGAAGGGAAGATTCGCTTAAGTCTTTGAGCTTAGTTACATTTTTCATTACAGAATCATTTTTTACTATATCTTCTGCCTTTTTTTGGTCAGATTCCCACACAACATAGTCATAGTGCCTGTTTCCAAAATCATCATAGACTTTAAATACATATCCATCTGGCATGCCAATCTCCTTTGTGATTACTTCTTCGTATAAACCTCAGCCCTGTCGTACTGGTCACCAGCCGCCTGCATCATCTCCGTAACCTCATAGACCACCTTGTCCGCCGCTTCCTGGTCACAACCGGGAAGGGTGGGGTCTAGCACCACGTCCGTCGGCACAACAAGAACACGATCAAGCGTGAACTGACCATCCGGCATGATGGTTACGATGCGGTCAGTGCATTGTTTGGTGATCAATCTTTAAACTCGCCGCCAAACTTAAATACCGTAGCGCAACGCTGGCAGATCCATTTTTCATTCCAGTCTTTGAGTAGAACTGGGTATTCCTTTGAGTTGTAGTGCCATGCCGAGAACAATCCAAGGCAACATCCAAAAAACATGACGATAGGGAATGGGTTTAAAGATAACGAAGCTAGCCCGAATAACGCGCACCCGATCGACCACCAAACTGACGACTTTTCTTTTGGCGGAGAATTAACCTAAGCTAATGCGGTCTGTGCGCTTCCAATCGTTCCGCTCTTTGTGCCTTTCATGACGGTTAACGAGAGCTTTTGGATATTTTCACTCTGGCAGTTTGGGCATTCATATTTCAATGATTCAGTCATGGTTTAGTCCCGGATGTTGGTTTGGTTAGCCAGGTCGTTTGGCGAAAGGTTTTCTAGTCCAATAGAGTCACAAAGCAACATCGGTTTATCTGGCGACCATTTTTTTGCTTGTTCGCACGTCGTCCAGTCAGGCCTAATGCCTAAAACGTACTCAACTCGATCATGGAATAGCTTGAAGTCGGCAGGGTTGTCGTGTGCACTTACGGGTATGTTTGACCTGAAGCTAGGTTGTATGAAGGATGGGAAAGGCCCAACATTCATTTGGCCTGCAAGGCCAAACTTGGATTCAACTCCGTCAGGCGTTTTCTTCATGGTTACGCTGTACCAGTCTCGGCCATAACCAACGCTAAATACGGCGTAAAACGTACTAAATCTAGTCGCGAGCAATTCATTGTCTTGCACATCAAACTGCATATCAGGCGGGTCTAGCAGGTAAAGAACTCGCTGAGACGCAGATCTAACCTGGTCAATAGATTTCCCCTTGTAGATCCTGGATGCCGACTTCTTGTTTTCTGCCATTTGGCTATCAAGCTGTTCAAGCGTCAACGGTGGCTTATGGGCACAGCTAGCAACCAAACACGAACCCAAAGCAATCAAAAATAATCTAGGGTTCATTTGACTTTTTCCTGTTTCCAATCGCTGAAGCTAATCACTTTGCATTTTTCCCCGCAAAAAAAGCGCTTATCCTGGGGTTGGATTAAGCGCTTTTCGCGAAATCTGGTGCTTTTATACCTAGCATTTTAAGAACCATGAGCTGCTCGTTCCTATTAAGCAACCTGTATGCAGCCAAAACCTCCATTTCCTCTGGGGTGGCATCTGGAGAGCCGCTGGCTGTATAAGATGTTCTTTTTTGCTCGGCTGCAACTACGTTGTTTTCATCTAGGTACAGATGAGGCATTCCGTACTGACGCTCTAGTCTCCTAGCCGCTTTTTCGCCAAAAGACGACTTGCCTGACAAAAGTTGGGAAATGTAACTTTTTTCACGCTCAGGTATAGACCTGCTCGAATACCAAGCACGCAGTCTATCCCGCCGAACGTCAGAAATTTCCATAACGATAGTTTGTTTAGAAATCTCTAAACAAGCAAACGCTTGACAAGTGCGTTTAGTAAACACTAAACTTTGTGACATGGACTTAAAAACCTACCTATCTAACTTGAAAAGGGGAGGGATATCTGAGCTTGCGAACAAGCTTGAGATCTCATCCTCATACCTGAGCCAGCTTTCTTCCGGTTCTGCGCCAATCTCGATGGAGCGATGCATTGAGATTGAAAAGGCCACCGGCGGCGCTGTGCGCTGCGAAGACCTGCGGCCGGATATCGACTGGGCCTACCTCAGAAATTCTCAAAACCAGGAGGCAGCATGATGCCTCGTTATGGTTTTTCATCGAACACCTCCTCAACCCGGTGTGCGGCTTCAAGCCGCTTGGCACGGGGCGGGTCGCGCCCGTCCCGTTTTTTTCAATGTAGCAAGCATTAGCGACGTTGTAATCGACAAAAACTAAAGGAATCGCCATGACACACGCACGCTCTGAAATTGAACCGCTTGACGCGCTTTACACATGCGCCAGTGAATACCCTGGCGGCATTGCCGCTATCGCTGCCCGCCTCGGCGTTGCAGCTCGGACGCTGTACTCAAAGCTTCAGAAGGCAACAGACACCCACACACTGAACTATCGCGAGTTCATGCGCATTCTTGATTTCTGCCACGAGGCAAAAGTCAAAGAGGTTGATTTGGTGCTGGATGCTATTGACTGGCGTTTTGGCCGCGTGTCGTTCAAGGTGCCGACAGTTGATGGCGCCGATGGTGAAATCGTCAGCAATCTGCTCAATGTGATGAAAGAGCACGGGAATCTGGCGAAAGAGCTTGAGGCAGCGCTTGGCGATAACCGTATCAGCCAGCGCGAAATGGCGGCGTTAGAAAAGCGCGTACAGCAATCGACCGAGGCGCAGATTCAGCTGCTTGAGCTGTTGCGCGATAAGCACCGCGCAGATCAGGCAAAGCTGCCAAATAACGGGCTCTGATCACTGTGCCAATCATGACACCTCGACTTCAATGGGTAACCGCTGGCCAGCGGTGGCAGGGCTTTCAGCCAGCCTTGCCTGCCCACCCTTATTGCCCGGCTGATACAAGGCTGAGTCATGCGTGATTATTCAAAGATTTCTGCCCAGTTCTGGGTAGGAAAAACGGGCAGGGCGCTTCGTGGCGATAAGCAAACACAGGTTGTTGCCCTGTATCTGATGACCAGCCCGCACGCCAATATGATTGGCGTGTATCACTGCCCCATTGTTTACATTGCCCATGAAACAGGAAGCCCCATTGAAGGGGCTTCGGAGGGGCTTCGAAGGCTATGCGATGAAGGTTTTTGCACCTATGACGATGACAACGAAATGGTCTGGGTGCACGAAATGGCCAAATTCCAGATTGGTGATGAACTAAAGCCGGGTGACAAGCAGATCAAAGGGATCCAAAAGCAATACGAAACACTGCCTGAAAGCCCTATAAAACAAGGCTTTTATAAGAAATACAGAGAGGCGTTTCACCTGCCGGATGAAACAAAAGAAGCAAGCCCCTCCGAAGCCCCTTCCAAGCCCCTCCGAAGCCAGGAACAGGAACAGGAACAGGAACAGGAGAGAGAGCAGAAGGCAAAACCACCGATTGTGGATAACTCAACCGATGCTGGCAGCGCGTGCAAACAACTAAAACAGCTGGGTATCACAGGCGTTAACCCGCACCACCCAGAGCTGCAGGCGCTTCTTGCTGCAGGCGTTACGGTGGATGCCATCGTGTCGATAGGGCACGAACCAAAGGCCAAAGGCAAGCCGCTGGCATGGGTGTTGGCAGCGGTCAAAGGCAGGATTAAAGACGCTGCGAGTACCGAACTGCCGCGAAAGGCGTCTGCAGAGAAGCAATGGTTCGAATCTGCCAGCGGCATCGAGCGGCGTGGTCGTGAGCTTGGCGTCACACTGAATCCAGGTGAACCGTTTCAGGAGTACAAGGCACGCGTGTTCTCTGCTGCAAAGCTGCCAACAACAACGGTTCGCAAGGCGCGAATCGATACGGGCATGAGGCCGTAAGTGTGCGGATACCAGCCATGCGACAAACCAACCTGCACCTGGAGCGAGCAGCACCGCTTCGAGTGCGAGGCACGAAGCGTGATGCGCAAGCCTTCGGATGTTCGTCAGGCGTACTACCGGGATGTGCTCAAGCATCGAGGTCAGGATGGCCGGCAGCGGCTGGTGGACGAGGTAAACAGGCAGTGGTCGATCAGCATCATCGGCAATGCCACAGGCAAAAAAGGTACTCCTGGAAGCGGCATGCAAGGGTAATGCGAACCTCAAATTCTCGCTAGTCACAGGGTTTTTATAAGGGGGTTAAGTTGTTGATAGACATGGAAAAACAGGCAACACAGCGGCAATTTGCCGACATCATCGGGGTGTCGGAATCTGCCGTTTCAGGCATGGTGCGCTCTGGCGTGCTGGTGCCCGGTGCTCCTGTTGGTTCATGGGTCAAGGATTACACCGCGCATCTTCGAGAACAGGCTGCTGGACGCGCCGCATCTGGTGATCTTGATCTGGCCGGGGAGCGAGCACGACTCGCCAAGGAGCAGGCCGACAAGATCGCGCTGCAAAACGCTGTCACTCGCGGAGAGCTGGCTCCGGTGTCGATGATTGAAGAGGTTCTTACCAAGGCTGCGAGCCGAATCTCTGGCGTTTTCGATGCAATCCCTGGCATGGTTAAGCGCCGCATACCGGGGCTGCGTTCTGAGGACATCGACCTGATCGCAGGTGAAGTTGCAAAGGCCAGAAATATCGTTGCCGCAATGTCGCTGTCAGATATCCAGTCGGATGACGACGAACAAGGTCAGGATGACATCGTTGAGGTGATCGTCTGATGGATATGCGTGAGCACATGAAATGGTGCTTCCCAGCCATGGAGAAGCATACTGCCGCCGGCCTTCAGGCATTCGGCATCCCGGAACCGCTGACGCTATCCGAGTGGTCAGAACAGCACTTCTACCTGTCAGCAGAGTCGTCTTACGTCGAGCAGCGCTGGGTGCCGTGGTCTTTCCAGAAGGCCATCATGGCCTGTATCAGCAACGACGATATCCGCGAGGTTATCTGGCGCAAATCTGCCCGGGTTGGATACACGAAGATCATTCTCGCATCCATCGGGTACTTTGCGGAGCATAAGCGCCGCAACCAGTGCATGTGGCAGCCGACAGATGATGACCGAGACGAGTTCGTCAAGACAGAACTGGACCCCATGCTGCGCGATGTGTCGGTTATGGAAAAGGTCTTTCCGGCCTACATGGCTCGACACAAAGACAACACGCTCCAGGCAAAGAAGTTTCTCGGATCCATCACACACCTCAAGGGTGGCAAGGCAGCAAAGAACTACCGCCGGATATCTGTGGACACGGCATACCTTGACGAGTACGACGCATTCGATAGCAACATCGAAAAAGAAGGCGATCCGGGCACCCTGGCCGCCAAGCGCATCGAAGGTGCGATATTCCCGAAACTGGTTATTGGCACCACGCCGAAACTCAAAGGATTTTCAAACATCGAAAAGCGCGAGCGCAGCGCCGATGTTTTACTGAAGCGGTATATCCCATGCCCGGAATGCGGCGAGTTTCATCCGCTGGTTTGGGGTGGTAAGGACGAAACAACAGGATTCAAGTGGACAGACAACAACCCTGAAACGGTTCGTCACCTGTGCCCGCTTTGCGGTGCGCTGATCACGCAACAGCAGTTTTTGGCCGTTGCCGACCATGGTCGATACCAGAGCGATGACGGCATTACCTGTGACGACAACGGTATCTTCAGAAGTGCATCCGGAGAACCCATAAAACCACCGGAGCGCGTTGCTTTTCATATCTGGAGCGCCTACAGCCCTAATGTGTCATGGGTCGGCGTTGTACGGGACTTTATCGCCGCCTACCGGGAATCCGGAGAAGGCAAGAAAGAAAAGCTCCAGGCGTTTTTCAACACCACGCTGGGTGAATACTGGGCCGAAGAATACGAAAAGACCGACGACAACGAGCTGCGCAACAGGGCAGAGCCGTACAAGCTTGACCGTGTACCCATGGGCTGTTTCCTGCTCCTGGCAGGCATCGATACACAGCCGAACCGCCTTGAGGTCAACGTCTGGGGTTATGGCCGCGGTTGCGAAACCTGGTCAATTGCCGACCGGGTATTTTTTGGAAACCCGGATGAAGATGAAGTCTGGGCAGACCTTGAAGAGTTTCTGTTCGAAACAGAATTCCCGCATGAATCCGGCGCCATGCTCAAAATCCATGCGGCCGCCATCGATACCCGTGGCCACAATACCCACGCCGTTTATAACTGGGCATCAAAGCATCAGAGTCACCGCGTGTTCGCTATTGCCGGCCGATCAGGGCGTGAGAAACACATCAAAGATGGCGCTAGCAAGGTCGATATCGATTGGCGCGGCAGAATGCGTAAAAACGGCCTCATCCTCTGGTGGGTTGGAACCAACCACGCCAAAGACCTTATTCACGGACGCCTGCAGATCCAGAAGCCCGGGCCGGGCTATGTTCATTTCAGCAACGAGCTGAGCGATGAATGGTTCAAACAGTACACCGGAGAGGCTCGCACAACCCGCAGAACAGCACGTGGCGAGGAGTCGGTCTGGACAGCAACCAGAAAGCGCGTTGAAAAGCTGGATTGCGCCGTCTATGCCGTATGGCTTGAGACGCACTTTGATCTCACCAAGAAATCATCGAAGTGGTGGGATGACCTGGAACACAAAGTACAGCCACCTGTTACAGACCTATTTGCAGCACGCTCGGAAAGCCAACCAAAACCTGTACCCATGATCACCCCACCGTTGCCAACGGAAGCAAAACAACCCGGCAGCGTATTCGGAAAGGAAGGCTGGGGACTATGAATGACCAAGACCTGCTGCAGCTCGCTGACTGCGAAGACACGCCAGAGTACCTGCGGACCCAGATTAAAAAAGCCATCATTCTTGGCATCGGCATCAAAGGGACTGCCGCCGACCGCATGGCAGAAGACCTCATTGCCGCGCTCAGCAAATACTTTCCAGGCCGGCTGCTTTACGT